AAAAGCATTGTAGAAAATAGACATTGCAAGTAAAATAATCGTAAGGAGTAACATCTTGAGAGAATATGCAATCAAAAATGAGGTTTCTTTAGAAAACCCAATATACTGTGGATAATCTCTCCAAAAGAAATCCGATATGGCTCGAAATATGTATGTACCGAAAATTTGTTTATGGAAGATGAGAAGTACAACCAGGACAATAAGCACAAAAAGAATGAAATACAATGTCCGACCTCTAATTTCAGAGAAAATAACGAAGAATCCAACTAGTACAGTAACAATAAAAATGCTAAGATAAGTAGAAAACCGACTACCTAATGCTTTGGTATCAAATGACATGATTAAGAAAAATAGTACAAGAACTGCAATAATGAATCCCATTACGAATGTCTTCATGAAATTCGTTTCAAACATCATATTTGCGAATTCCATTTTTCGATGTGAATCTCTCTCTATACAAATACTAAAGGCATTATTCTATTAGGAAACACACACCAAATCATTTATAGATTTTCAATGGTGGTTTTACGGCCATGGCATTCACGGCATAATGCAACTAAATTATCGATTTGATTGCTACCTCCGTACTCTAATCGCATTTTATGGTCTACTTCAAACCACGCAGATAATTGTTCTCCACAATCACCACACCGCCAATTTTGTTTAGAGGCTACAAACTTCTTTTTGGTTTCGCTTACAGAACGTTTAGTCGCCTTTTTACCAGATGTCATAAGTTTCCTATGCTGATATTCTGTTGGTGGGTCGGTGGGGTCTCTCGGTTTAAAGAGATTCAGTACAGAATAGCCATTGCCAGAAGAAGTTTCTCCATGGTTTCCCATAGGCATTTGACTACCAATTTGTTGTCTTGCTGTAAAATCTAATATTGGTGAAATGAAATGACTCGTATCTCTATCTACAGGTAAGTATTTTAAATATTCGTTCGAATGAGAGATGATAGAAGATGCGCGTCTAGGGTCTTTTTTAAACAGCCAGTAAAGAATACATGCTCCGAAAAAAATCCCCGCCATCTGATAATATTTTTTCCATGTCCATAATTTCTTCACCAACTTTCCTTCATAGTATATGTTTGCCATCAATACTCCTGCGAGTAAAAATAACACGATTTCCCATCTCATAACGATATTGTACTTCTCCTTTTGTAATAATAATAATATGTATAGTTAAAATAATACCGAGCCCGTTTGCGAATATATAGTACTGTAGGATATAAACACCTAAGGGGTGTACTGCCAAACAATTAAGAAAAACAAAATCGCGATGACAAAAAATACGATATGTTTTTTTTGAAATTGGCGCTTTTCTGATATGACATATGCTTTTGGTAAATACTCTGCATAGTAATCGTCTAGATGTTCCAAATAAGTTCTCTCAGCGGTGCCTAAATATTGATTAGTACGATTATGTAAGCAATGAACCCAATATGTGAACGCATCTTTATTGTCCAGATACGGTGTAACAGGGAATGAGTCTAATAAATGGCTAAAATAATTTGAACAAGACGCTTCTGGGAAAAATAATGGTAAATTCTGTACAAAATCATAGTACTTACGTTTTGTTACTGCATTTGGTGTATCTGGGTAGGCATGTGCAACACTGTAAAGGAAAAACCAGACATGTGGCAACCACACGTGAGGACTTAAATCTTTCATATTTGATGTACAAATTTAAACAGTCCTTTAAAATGAACATAGAGAAACAAAAAAGGTATTAAACGGAACAGTGACAACTTTCTGTACGTAATTATAAAATGTATGACTGTAACCTTGGAACGACTGAACATATGTGTACAAACGAACCTTATCATTCAAGTAGTAGCTTTTGTAACAATTGTGGCAAACGAGGACATCTTTTTCATCAGTGTCGTATGCCCATCATGAGCAATGGTATAATCGCATTTCGATATAATTGGGATGAAACACAACAAAAAAATGCAATAGAATATTTAATGATTCGACGTAAGGATACTTTGGGATATTTGGATTTTTTACGTGGAAAATATTCCTTGTATCAAAAGTCGTATATTATGAATATGTTAAAACAAATGACATCACACGAGAAACAAATTTTACGGGAAAAAGCTGACCATATTAAAGCTCAATATTACGGCCATAGTGCAAATCATAAAGATAAGATGACAAGTCTCATTATCGGAATCAATCATGATGGAGAATATTATGATTTGAAATCATTACTAGAAGAGAGTGACACAAAGTATCAAGTATGGGACGAACCAGAATGGGGCTTCCCCAAAGGGAGAAGAAACCCGAATGAAAGCGATTATGATTGTGCGACTCGCGAATTCGGCGAAGAAACAGGCTATTTAAAAGAATATTTACATGATTTGGTTAACATGATTCCTGTACAAGAAGTTTTTACTGGGTCCAATTATTATTCGTATAAACATAAGTATTACATCATGTACATGGACCCACAACATAAAGATTTTACAAATCGTTTTCAATCTTCGGAAGTAAGTGGAATGGAATGGAAAACAATCGAACAATGCCTAGAATCGATACGACCTTACAATTTAGAAAAACGCAAAATGATTCAGCACGTGCATGAATGCCTTACAGTAATTAGTCTTGTACGTATATAATGCCCATACGTACTGCAATGGTTATGACATTCGTACATGTTGTACAGCTACCATACAGAAAACGTGTATGAATATTCTAATATATATGCTCTTATTATATATAGTAGAATATATAACAGCGGGGTTCGATATGAATGACAACACCGATACTAAGCTTAATGATAATTCACTAGCTCAGAAGGATGGAAAAAACAAACCAGCACCACCCAATAAGCAAAAAAATACCAAAACTCAAAAAAAATGTCCAAAAGGATTCCGTAGAGATAAAAAAACAGGGGAATGTTTCCCAAAGGACCAAATTTCAAATGTCAAGAAATTGCAAAAATTAGCCGAACAACAAGTGGCAAATGAAGAAAATAACAAGTCTTACAAAAAAGTGTCTGAAAATAAAAGTAATACTGCACGCGGAACAAAGAAAAACAATGTTGTAGAAAAACACACACTTACAAAAAAACGTTGTCCAAAAGGATTCCGTAGAGACAAAAAAACAGGTGAATGTATTTCAAAAGACCAGGCACAACCATTTAAGCAGAATCAATCGGCTCCCAAAGAAAAAGTAGACTTAGAAGAAGAAACACATCTCAATGAAGCGAATACACCCCTCGCACCCAACGAAGGTATGGAACCTGAATCTACAGTACAACCTGAACCAGAAGTACAGCCTGAATCTACAGTACAACTTGAATCTACAGTACAACCTGAACCAGAAGTACAGCCTGAATCTACAGTACAGCCTGAACCAGAAGTACAACCTGAATCTACAGTACAACCTGAACCAGAAGTACAACCTGAACCAGAAGTACAGCCTGAACCAGAAGTACAACCTGAACCAGAAAATGTAGATGCGGATATACAATCCCCTGATGAAGTAGATATAAATTCTTACAATATTGATTCAGCTGATGTACCACAAGACATGAAAGTGGATATCCTTACTTCCGTGACAGCTCCGATAGCACAAGAAACTGTAAACAAAAATATGAAAACAAAACCAACAAAAGGAAAGGCTCCTGAGTTATCGGATGCGTTTCAAAAAGAAAAAAAAGAGTTCGACGAATCTGTAAATGTAACACGACGTTATCCTTCTCTCAACGACCCGAATTTCAATATCAAAATTGCAGAAAAAAAGGAATTCTATAATCTCATTCGTACAGATGATACAAAAAAGGATGATATTCAAGCCTTTGCGGATTCTGAATGCACGAGTGATATTCAAATTATGCCACATCAACAATTTGTCAAAAATTTCATGTCTCTCGAAGCTCCATATAATAGTCTTTTACTGTATCATGGACTTGGTACAGGTAAGACATGTAGTGCGATTGGAGTTGCAGAAGAGACACGAGCATTTTTGAAAAGGTCTGGAATTTCCAGAAGAACAATTGTTGTAGGGAATAGTAATATTTTGTCTAATTTCCGTTTACAGTTATTTGACCCGACAAAACTAAGAGCTCAAGGAGGTGAAAAAAGTGGTTTGTGGGTTTTGGATACATGTGTAGGTGATTCTCTCTTGAAAGAGGTGAATCAGCAACAAACGAGAGGGAAAACGAGAGAACAAATCACAAAACGAATCAATAATTGGATTGACAAGCATTACTTGTTTGTAGGATATCGCAAGTTGGCGAATTTGATAGAAGCAAAAATGGATATTGATATCGAGAAAGTAAAAGATGTTCAAGACACAGATACTGACCAAGTACGTAAAATGAAATTACATCAAATACGAAAAGTGAGAGATTCATTTGACAATACTTTATTTGTGATTGATGAAGCACATAATATTTTACAGAGAGATGAGAATAAGAAAAAACGTGCAGCAAAAATGCTTGTAAAAATCGCTCGTTTCTGTAGCAATGTTCGTTTTTTACTTCTTACAGCAACTCCAATGTACAATACACCACAAGAAATCATTTGGATTGCGAACCTAATGAATATCAATGACGACCGACCCACAATAGAAACATCGCAGGTATTCACATCGGATGGTCATTTTGTACAGGAAGAGCGGTCGGAAGATGGCAAAGTCGTTATAAAAGAAGGTGGAAGGGATTTGTTAAAACGTAAAATGATTGGATATGTGTCGTACGTTCGAGGAGAAAATCCATTTACATTCCCATTTCGTATTTATCCGACGAGCTTTACAGAAGATACAACACATACGGTCCAAGGTAATACATATCCAAGTCATATTATGAACGATGTACCGTTGAATGGAGAAAAGGTCGAACATCTAGATTTGTACATCAACCATCTAAATGACTATCAAAAAGGAGTTTACAAATCGCTATTAGAATACACTGTACAAGAGAAAAAGGAATTATTAAAGCAAAAAGATAATAGTGGTTTTACAATTCAATGGATGCTGCCGTTAATAAGTTCTCTTACGATGACGTATCCATCGCCTGATATGGATGCTTACTTGAAACAAGACAAGAATAATTCTGACATTCCAAATGCACATGCACTCGCCAGTACACATGGAACGAATGGAATGTTACGTTGTATGATTCGAAAAGATGTACCAGCTAAAGATACCGAATATTCTTTCCAACAAATCGAATATCACCCAGAAACCATCCGACAATACAAACGTATATTCCAAGAACCTCAATTATCCAAATATAGTGCAAAACTTTCTAGCATATGCAAATCCATTCGCGAATCAGAAGGTATTGTACTTATTTACTCCAATTATTTGGATTTTGGATTAATTCCGATGTGTCTTGCATTAGAAGAAATGGGATTGAAACGATATTGTACAACAGAAATGCCTCCTAATATGTTAGTTCTACCGGAAGACGAAAAATATGATAAAAAAATCGAAGGAAATTACATTCTTATTTGTGGAAGTCTTAAATACTCACCTTCCAATGAAGAGGATATCAAACGAGCAGTATCGATTAATAACCAACAAGGTCAATTGGTCAAAGTGGTTTTGATTAGTGGCTCGGGAGCAGAAGGAATTGATTTGAAAAATGTAAGACAAGTTCATATAATCGAACCTTGGTACAATATTAATCGTATAGAACAATCTATCGGTCGAGCAGTTCGTAATCGAAGTCATTGTGGATTGCCATTTAACAAACGTAATGTAGAAATATATATGCATGCGAGTTATTTAGATGCGAGAGAAGAACCAGTAGATATGTATTTGTACCGTATGGCCGAACAAAAAGCCATTAATATAGGACAAATTTCTCGACTACTGAAAGAAACATCTGTTGATTGTTTATTAAATAATACCAAAACACAAAATTATACCAAAGAGTATTTGAACAAGACTATTAGTCTAATTCTTTCTTCGAATGAAAAAGAAATCTCTTTTGAAGTCGGAGATAAACCTTTTACAAGTATTTGTGATTATATGGATAACTGTACATACACTTGTAGTCCAGACACAAAAACAAATAATATCCAGGTTAAGACGACCACCTACGGCATTAAAGATTTAAAAGCGAATCATAATCGAATTGTAAAAAGAATTCGTCAACTGTTTCGAGACAAATTAGTTTATACAGAAAAACAACTGATTCAATCTATTAATGTTGGTGTACCATTTTCTCTGGAAGAGATTTATTTTACATTATCTCATATGATTGATAACAAACAAGAATGGTTAGTACATCATCCGAAAGAGAAAGCGATGCCATCGCGTATTGGATACTTAATAGAATCTAAAAATACGTATGTTTTTCAACCTTCTTCCTTGTACGATAAACAAGCAACCTTGTACGAAAGGTCTGTGCCAATCGACAATAAAGCGACAAAAATACAATATGAAATGCCGAAAGCAGATGATGAAGATGAACCGGAACCCAACCAGAATACAAAATTACCAGATTTGTCCAATTTGAACCTTATAGATACAAATGTAGAAGATACACAAAATCGTCGTGGTGCAATCCCAAATATTGACAGACCACAAGCAAGTAATATACAACAACCATCACCCAAACAATCACAAGCAAAAACACAACCAAAAATCATTTCAAATATCCTCGAGAATTTGCGTATTTCTTTAGGACTTACAAATCCGCTCCACAAGTCTGAAACCAAATTGTCCTCTGATTGGGATTATCGTTATGTACCCAAATGTCTCGAAGTATTGAAAACCCATCATGATATTCCTCGTGAAAGAGCGATAGTGTATATTGTACAGCACTTGTTTGATATGCTGTCGTATAAAAATAAATTATCTCTTGTACGAAAACTCTTTGATACACTTGAAACAATACAATCTATCGCAGAAGAATACGAACAACATCCTTCGATAAACCTGGATGTGTCTGAGATAAAAGACGTGGACGTAGAAAAAATAATTCGTTGGCATTTGAAAGAATTCAACATGTACATTCCAAAAGCAGAAGAAATACGTGATAAAACAGAATTACCACAATTATTATTACGAGAAAAAGATATTGATAATCGACACTACATGTTCTCTAAGGGTCAATGGGTTTCTGTAGAAAGACTTGTAACTGAATCTAAGAAATCATATGTTGTTAATTGGTTGAAATCGTTTCACCCACAACTCAAAACATTAAAAGAACATATTCAAAAACACAAAATAGAGATTGATGGTACTAAGTTTTGTTACGTCGGATTTATGGATAATGACTCACGCAAAGAAAAAGGCGATTACATTTTCAAATCCAAAGATGTTCTTAGTACAGCAAAAGGAAAT